CGTCCGATATGTTAGAGGTTATTCTTCAAGAACCCGATGACTTCTTAAAAGTGCGCGAGACACTGACACGAATGGGTGTCGCATCTCGCAAAGAAAATAAACTGTTTCAGTCTTGTCATATACTACACAAACAAGGCAGGTACTTCATCGTTCACTTCAAAGAACTGTTTCTACTAGATGGAAAGAAGTCTAATTTAGAAGAGATGGATCTACTACGAAGAAATAGTATTGCTCAGTTGTTAGCAGATTGGGGTTTAGTAAGCATTGTCGATAAAGAGATGGTTGCTGAATGCGCACCGCTAAGACAGATCAAGATTATATCGCACAAAGAAAAGAGTGAATGGGAGTTATGTCCCAAGTATAATATAGGTAACAAGTGACAGTAGAACAACATATTCACAGGATGGAAGAACTCTTCGGACAACTTCCTAATCCTGATCACAGTCCAAAACAGTTTCAATACTATGTGGACTTGTACAAGTTTTATTTAAATCGAGTTAAGTAACTCAATATAAATAGAAGCGTAGATGCGGATGGTCCGGTCTACATTTTAATCTTGCTTTTAATTAAGGAGAAGCACTATGACGAACGCAACGAGTATCAAAGTACCCAGTCTATATCCACGAGCATCATTTGTGGGTTTTGACCACCTGTTTAACGAACTAGATTTTGTAACTAGAAATGCTAAGGACACTTACCCTCCACATAATGTTGTGAAAATCAACGAGTTCGATTATGTGATAGAGATAGCAGTCGCGGGTTTCGAGATGGATGATTTAGTTATCGAGCAGGACGAAAGAACTTTGAACATAGCAGGCAATCAACAAAAAGTGGATGCGCCTGTTGAGTACCTTCACAAAGGTATTTCCACTAAGAAGTTTCAACGAACTTTTCGACTTTCTGAGTATGTAGAAGTAGTAGGAGCGACTCTGGACAAAGGAATCCTTGTAGTTAATCTAAAGGTCGAATTGCCCGCAGAGAAGCGTCCACGTAAAATTAAGATCAATTAAGCAAATTAATCGTATAATTTTCGTGGAGAAAATAAGAAATGACCATGTCTAAAGTAGACAAAGTTGGTTCTTGGTTGGTAGGAGCAATGTGTACTGTCGCAATGTTTGTATCTATCACAGCACTAATCTAACAAAACTCGGGAGGTGAAATGCCTCCCAACCTCTTTAGGATGAAGTAATGATTGAAGCATATATGGGTGTTGATCTAAACAATCCACTCGCAGTTAAGTACAACGAATTATCCCTCAAGTCTTTTGAAAGTGTATCTGATGTATTCAACATAAACGTAATACAGTGCATCACACCAGATACATTATTCCCACATCTTACGTTATCAAAACATAAAGATAGATCACCTCAAGAGATAGCGCACATACACTCAACCTTCAGACTCATGCGACGAATCGCTAATGGCGAACGTCTATGGATCATGGAACATGACGCATATTTAATTCCGGAAGAGGTTGACATGTTCAGGCGTATTATGTTAAAATACACAGAGATGCCAACTTGTAATATTGGTATTGCTCTTGAGTGTTATACTGTCATACCAGAAGTCGCAGAGATGTTTTGTGATCATGTAATCAATGACGAGAAGCATAACTGTCGTGGACCTATGAGTATACTCCATACTGTCACCGACTTATACTGTAGAGCAAACAACAACAATCGATTCAATGTCTACTGGCCAAAGAAAGGCATGGATAACAAAACGGGTGTAGCGGTTAATGTTTCTGTTGCTCACACTCGACCCAGTGTAGTACTTGATAGTCCTGTTACTCAGTTAATAGATGAGAATCAAGGTTGCACAGTAACAGATAGAACTAGATTCCAAGGAAAAGAACGATACTACAATTCAAAGACCCATCCAAACTTTCACTTCGTGACGCTATAAATCGCTTGACTATCCACACCATGTGTGTTATAATGGTGTCTTATACTATGGAGAACATATGAATTTTTATACTAATGTGACGCGATTCGGTAATAAATTACTTTATCGTGGATACGAAAACGGTGAGCGTGTACAACTACGTGTACCTTATCAACCTACTCTTTTTGTTACATCAACTAAGGCGACTGGCAAATACAATACTCTTTATGGTGTTCCTGTAGAACCGATGCAGTTTGACTCCATGAAAGAAGCAACTGAATTCTCTAAGCAATACGATGGCGTGAAGAACTTCGACGTTCATGGTCAAACTAACTTTGTAACCCAATTCATTAGTACCGCATACCCTCAAGAGGATATTAAATGGGATCGCGATACTATCAACGTATGCTCCCTAGATATTGAGGTGCAGTCTGATCAAGGTTTTCCTAAACCTCAAGAGGCGGCACATCCTGTTACTGCAATATGTGTCAAGAACAATCAAAGCGATACCTATGTTGTGTGGGGTCTTAAAGATTACGACTCTTCATTAAATGACTTAAATGTCGAGTACTTCAAGATGATCGATGAGAAGGCACTTCTTCGTGCTTTCTTGGACTGGTGGGGTGCTAACTCGCCTGATGTCGTAACTGGTTGGAATTCTAAGATGTTCGATATTCCATATTTGGTCAATCGTGTACGTAATGTAATCAATGACGATGCAACAAAAGCATTCTCTCCATGGAAGATAGTTCGTGCTCGTGAGATTAAAACTGCGTACGGTGTTGACCAGTCTTATGATCTCGAAGGCATTTCGCAACTCGACTATCTCGATCTATTCAAGAAGTTTGGCAAACTTACATACGGTGAGCAAGAGTCCTACAAACTGGATCATGTTGCTAACACTATACTTGGTGAAGCAAAACTGTCATACGAAGAGTATGGTAATCTTCACACTCTTTATAAAATGGATCATCAGAAGTTCATCGACTATAACATTAAAGACGTAGAGTTGATTCACCGATTCGAAGAGAAGATGGGTCTAATCTCGCTTGCTCTTACTATGGCATATCAGTCTAAAGTAAACTATACAGATACGTTCGGCACAACTTCTATCTGGGATTCTATCATCTACAATCAGTTGATTAAGAAGAATGTTATTATTCCACCTAAACCTCCTGTCGATCATGATGTAGGTCGTATTGTCGGTGGTTATGTTAAAGATCCACAAGTTGGTTCACATGACTGGGTAACATCTTTTGACCTCGCGTCTCTTTATCCTAACATCATTGTGCAATACAATATGTCGCCCGAGACTATGTGTTACGACGAAGATATTCCTACTGCCGTTGCCGCTAACGGTGCTTCGTTNCGCAAAGATAAAGAGGGCGTGATTCCTAACGTGATTCGAAAGTTCTATGATGATCGTGTAAGTATCAAAAAGAATATGCTTGCGGCACAGCAGAAGTATGAGATCGAACCTACCAAGGAACTAGTGAATGAGATTGCAACGCTAAACAATCAGCAGATGGCAATTAAGATTTTGATGAACAGTCTCTACGGTGCGCTTGCTAATAAGTACTTCCGCTACTTCGATCAGCGTATCGCCGAGGGTGTTACCATGTCTGGTCAACGTGCTATCAAGACCGCAGAGAAAGCAGTCAACGACGAGATGAACAATCTCCTCAAGTCTGACAAAGATTATGTTATTGCTATTGATACTGACTCAGTGTATATTAACATGGCATCTCTGGTCGCGAAGTTCGCTCCTGCTGATCCTGTTAAGTTTCTTGATAAGATATGTTCAGAGCATTTCGAGAAAGTTATTGCTGGTGCATATGATAAACTAGCGAACGACACTGGCGCATATATCAATCGCATGGTGATGGAACGAGAGGTGATTGCAGATCGCGGTATCTGGATGGCGAAGAAGCGTTACATTCTAAATGTGCATAACAATGAGGGTGTACAGTACGCCGAACCCAAACTCAAGATGATGGGCATCGAAGCGATCAAGTCAAGCACTCCTCAGGTGTGTCGTGCCAAGTTCAAAGAAGTCTTTAAGGTTATTATCGAAGGCACTGAAGAAGATGTCCAAGCGTTTATCCGTAAGTTTAAAGCAGAGTTCAGTTCACTCGGCGCAGAAGCAGTAGCATTTCCCAGAGGCATTTCGGATCTGACTAAGTATAAAGATAGACAAAGAATTTATAGTAAGGGTACACCAATTCACGTTCGTGGTGCACTTCTATATAATCACTATGTTAAGAAAGCAGGTCTAACTGATAAGTATGAACTGGTGCAAGATGGCGAGAAGATTAAGTTCGTCTATCTCAAGTTACCTAATCGTATTAGAGAGAATGTAATATCATTTCCAACTTCTTTGCCTAAAGAAATTGGTGTCAATCCTCAGATTGATTATGATAAGCAGTACTCTAAGACTTTTCTTGACCCACTTGAACCCATACTGGCAGCAGTTGGATGGAGTTCTGAACCGAGAGCATCACTAGAGGACTTCTTTTAATGAAATTAGATCATCTGTCATTCCCTGATATTGGTTGGGGTTATATGCCACCAACTCAACAGGTCTTTGACGCATTTACGTTTGTGCAAGAACACTATAATCCAAAGTCTGTATTAGAGATCGGATTTCACATAGGACATTCGACTACTTACCAGTTAGACATTTACAAAAATGCTAGAATTGTAGGAGTATCTCCTGACAATGAACGTATTGGTAAACCAGGTGATTGCACTGATCCTCAAATTAGACGAGATATGGTAGGCATACTCAACGACTTATACATTAATAGATTCACTTGGGTTCCAGGTAGAACAAAGGATGTTAAAGATAAGTTGATTGACGAATACGTTTTCGACTTTGCACTGGTTGATGGCAATCATGCAGAACAGGCGGCACTCTATGACATGGAAGTTATTTATGAGTTAGCAATTCCTAATCTACTAATAGACAACTGGGATCAAAGGGCAGTTAAATCTGCGGTGTACAAACAAGACAAGTATGAACTAGTTAAAGAGTTCGACTATGACCAGACGTTTAAAGGTAAGACACAGACCAATCAAATGGGTCTATTAACACTTAAAAAATAATGGTTGCATCCTTAAAATAATTGTGTTATAATACATATTATGAAATACGAACTGACAATATTTAATTCTGCATTCGACAATAAGACTCATCGCAAGGCATCTTTTGATACTTGGGATGAGTTCGTCGGACTGCTTAAAGGTCTATCAACTAAGCATGGAGAAAAAGGTGGTAAAAACTCATCAGCACTCATTAGTCCCGCTATCTTCGCAGAAGGTACAACACGTAGCAATGTCAATACTTTATATTGGGGAGGTTGGTGTGCAGTTGATGTTGATGAGCATAGTTTCGCTCCTGACTTGGTCATTTTAAAGAATGACCTTATCTCTCGATTTGGTGATCTGGATTTCGTGTGCTATAGTACTGCTAGTTCTCGTGCTGACTATTATAAGTTCCGTCTTGTCTTCAGAATTGAAACGCCTGTCGAAAATGATAAAATCAAGTCATTTTGGTACGCCCTCAATACCGACATTGGAGAAATCGGTGACCCGCAAACAAAGGATCTTGCAAGGATGTATTATATTCCTGCGGTATATCCTGGTGCTACTAACTTTTTCTTCGAGCATTCTGGTGGTAATAGCATTGATCCTAATGCTCTTATAAGTAAACATCCATACGTTACAAAGACTGGCAATTCTTTCCTAGATAGATTGCCCGAAGAAATGCAGAAAGCAGTAATCGAGCATCGTAAAAATTCAATGACAACAACAAACATCTCATGGACAGATTATCGCGACTGTCCATTCTTTCCGAAGCGTCTTGCCATAGAGTACGGTGGGATCGCAGAGGGTGGGTGGTATCACAAGATGTATCAAATAATGGTTGCAACAGCAGGTACAGCAATCAAGCGAGGTTATCCTATCACTGCCAAGCAAGTTGCAGATTTATGCAGACAACTTGACAATGATAATGGAAAATGGTATACTAGTAGACCGCTAGAAGTTGAAGCGGATCGAGCAGTTGAATATGCATATAGAAATAATTAATTTAACGAAAGGTAAAAATGTATGAGTGATATAAGCGAAGGTGAATTGGTAGACGGAACAGAAGAGTTGAATGCAACCATTCACTCAGAACAGTTGACCGAAGAACAGTATGAAATGATTCAAGCGGGGAAGGGAGAAGTAGTGACGCAACAGTTAGAAAAGCAGGCGGCAGATAAAGCGACAGATAAAAAATCTGGCGGTGATTCACAGAAGATTCGTATTGGTGTTGTCGGTGACAATGTGGTTGCGCAAGCAATGCAATTAGCATTCGATGTTAAGTCTGTAGATACTATGCATGTTTCTGGACTAGATGGTATTGATGATCTAGTTGATTGGAAACCAGGGATCACATTCTTATGTACTCCGGTGCCGCTATTGAAGAACGATTCGGTGGACGATGCTGAACTTATCAATGTAGTTAATAAGTTGATTCGTGGTTGTGGTAGTGGTGTATGTATTAAGACTAGCATCAATATTGAAACTATTGAACGTCTAATCAAAGCATTAACATATGAAGTTATGATCAAGAAAGTTACGTATAATCCTGTCTTAGGCGATGATACTGACATTGGTAACATTCTATCTCCTGAAGTGGAATACTTCGGTGGTGATCCAGCAGTTATTCCAGAACATATGAAGATTATGGCACACACTAGTATATTCTCTGCACAACAGTTTGTCACAGGTTCTATTTTTGAAGTTGCTTATGCTAAATTGGCGATTGCGGGTTTCAAAGCAGTGAAGCAGACCTACTTTAATCAGTTGCATGATGCAATTATGGACACCGGTGGTGCTAATCCATCTATCGTTCGTCGTATGATTGAGAAAGCACCAGAACTTAATGATCGTTCTGTAATGATCCCAACTTTCATTCGTGGTCGTACTGATGCTGGTATTAGTTACAAGCAAGCGCGATCATTTGGTGGTGAGTTTGAGAACGATGTTCGTATGTTCGCAAGCACGTCTGATAAGTTGCCCCTATTGGACGAATGTATCAACTACAAAAATCTGAAGGATTAATATATGTCTGTTATGGATAAATTGAAGAAGAACTCGAAAGTAAAGGGTACTAATATACTCTCGAAATCCGAGTTCTTCGGTGACAAAGAAGTAACGCCTATTGATGTGCCCATGTTAAATGTGGCACTATCAGGCAAACTTGATGGTGGTTTGGTGTCTGGCATGACAGTACTTGCTGGTCCATCTAAGCACTTCAAGACTTCTTTTGCACTGAAGATTGCCTCTGCGTATCTGAAATCAGATCCCGAAGCAATCATGCTATTTTATGATTCTGAGTTTGGTTCACCTCAGTCGTACTTCACTGCATTTGATATTGACTTGGATCGTGTTCTACACACTCCTATCACCAATGTCGAAGAATTGAAGTTTGACCTTATCTCTCAACTTGAGAACATCGAGAAGAAAGATAAAGTGATTATTGTAATTGATTCTATTGGTAATCTTGCGTCAAAGAAAGAATTGCAGGATGCAATCGATGAGAAGTCAGTTGCGGATATGTCTCGTGCTAAAGCACTGAAGGGTCTATTCCGTATGACTACGCCTTACTTGACTATGCGTAACATTCCATTACTTGCTATCAATCACACTTATAAAGAGATTGGTTTGTTCCCTAAAGACATCGTTGGCGGTGGTACTGGTATCTATTATAGTGCTGATAACATCTGGATCATCGGTCGTCGCCAGAACAAGACTGGCACAGAAGTGATGGGTTATGACTTCATTGTTAAAGTAGAGAAGTCGCGGTTTGTTAAAGAACAGTCTAAGATTCCGATCACGGTATCATGGGAAGGTGGTATCGAACAGTATTCTGGTCTACTTGACATCGCACTTGGCGGTGGTTATGTTACTAAACCATCTAACGGTTGGTATCAGAAAGCGGGCACCGATAGTAAAGTTCGTCAGAAAGATACTCTCACCGCAGAGTTCTGGGAAGACATTCTTGCACAGCAGAGTTTTCAAGATTTGGTTGAATCAACCTACTGTATCGGTAAGCGATCGGAGATTGACCTTGACGCATTGATCGAGGAGGGGTAATGAATGTTATGGTAGAAGGGACTGACTATGAGTTGATCCCTGCTGATGGTACTGAAGCAATGAATGATCAAGCGTGGGATGTACGTCTCACGTCTGGTCAATTCGTCGAAACTGTAATAAGATATGGAAATATCAAATTTAATGCAGAAGATGGTTGCTTAAACTTCAGTTTTGTGATACAATCAACTCCTGGCAACATTGATGAGACTGATGTTGACATGCAAGAAAACGCTGGTGCTGTACTAGAGAGTATCTTAGAACAGGCAGCAAAAGAAGGACAACTACAGTTAGGTGACCCTGACTCTGAGGAATAGAATTGAAGATTGACTTAGAACAAACTATATTAAGAAACTTGTTGACGAATGAACCTTACTTGCGTAAAGTTATTCCTCATCTGAAGAAAGAGTATTTCGAAGGTGTTTACTCTTTATTGTTCACTGAAGTCACTAAGTTCGTTAGTAGGTTCAATGCGTTACCTACTATCGAATCATTCAAGATTGAAATTGACCAATGTGATTTATTCACCGAACAAACTTACACTCATGCGATGGACATTCTTCCAACCATCTTCACTTACTCACCTGAGAATGAAGATTGGTTGCTAGAGTCTACCGAGAAATGGTGTCAAGATCGTGCTGTATATCTTGCTATCATGGAATCGATTGCGGTCATTGATGGTAAACACCAGACGTTTACTAAAGATGCACTTCCTGATATTCTCACTGAAGCACTATCAGTATGTTTTGATAACAATGTGGGTCATGATTATCTCGAAGATGTTGATGGTCGTTATAACTTTTACCACGAGCAAGAAGAGCGTCTACCTTTCGACTTGTCACAGTTCAATACTATCACGAAGGGTGGTTTACCTAATAAGACGCTGAATATCTGTCTTGCTGGTACTGGTGTTGGTAAGTCTCTGTTCATGTGTCATGTTGCCGCTAATGCACTAGCACAAGGACGCAATGCTCTATACATCACTATGGAGATGGCAGAAGAACGTATCGCAGAGCGTATCGATGCCAACTTACTGAACGTTCCTATTGACCAGTTAGAAAATATGTCACAGAAAATGTTCAGTGATAGGGTCAATAAAGTTGCATCAGGTACTAATGGTAAGTTGATCATTAAAGAGTATCCGACTGGTGCGGCACACAGTGGTCACTTCCGAGCACTGCTGAATGAATTAAAGTTGAAAAAGAAGTTCGTTCCTGATATAATATTCATTGACTACTTGAACATATGCGCGAGTGCGAGAATGAAGAGCATGGGTGGAGCAATCAACTCTTATACATATATTAAAGCAATCGCAGAAGAGTTACGCGGTCTTGCTGTAGAGTTTAACGTTCCTATCATGTCTGCTACTCAGACTACACGATCAGGATTCGGTAACTCTGACCCTGGTCTTGAAGATACAAGTGAATCGTTCGGACTACCTGCAACCGCTGATCTAATGTTCGCATTGATTAGCAACGAAGAATTGTCTAGTCTTAACCAAATCATGGTAAAGCAATTGAAGAATCGGTACAATGATCCTAACGTCGAAAAGCGTTTCGTGATTGGTGTTGATCGCTCTAAGATGCGTCTATATGATATTGATCCGTCAGAGCAGAATCTAACTGATGATGTTCCTCAGACGAGTACACCGGGCGGTAAGAACTTATCCGGAATCAAAATGTTCTAGGAGAATGAAAATGGATCCAGTATTACATACATTATTAGCAATCGGTAGCATGGCAGTATCATTTTATATTGGTAAAGCAGTAGGAGTAAGGGAGGGGATGTCAGACGTATGGCAGTCCCTGCTTACATTATTTAAAGCAAAGAGTATCGAAGTCGATGATGACCTGAACATGTTCATTACTGATTACGATGGAAACGATAGAAAAATTAATTAATAGGAATTATATTATGTTAGTCCCAGATACAATGTTTTATATGAGAGAAAGAGTAGACAACGGTAATGGTAATCCATTCGAGTGGTCTTACAAAACCAGCAAAGATTTATTTGCAGGTAAGAATGTAATAGTCTTTGGTCTACCAGGTGCATTTACGCCAACCTGTTCTAATGAGCAACTACCGGGTTATGAGGGACTTTATAATGAGTTCATGGAAGCGGGTATTGATGAAGTGTGGTGCACCTCGGTGAACGATGCTTTCAGTATGTTCCAGTGGGCAAAGAATCTCGGTATCGAGAATGTTAAGATGTTGCCTGATGGAAACGGTGACTTCGCAGAGAGTCTAGGAGTGTTAGTTGACAAATCTAATCTTGGATTCGGCAAACGTTCTTGGAGATACTCTATGCTAGTTCAAGATATGAAAATCACTAAAATGTTTGAAGAGAAAGGATTCGGTGACCTGTGTCCAACTGACCCATTTGAAGTATCAGATGCACAGACCATGTTAATTGAGGTGTGTAAAAATGCCGAACTATAAATTTAGAGAAGACGAACTGATTGCTGAGTTCATGAAGTATATTGACCAGACTTATGGTGGTCATTATGGACAGGGCGGATTACAGTCGAGCGAAGTAATCGTTGATCGTGGTCATGGTATTGGATTCTTTCTTGGTAATGTTGACAAGTACAATGGTCGATATGGTAAGAAGGG